CAGCAACTCGCCCGGGCAGACCAGACCCTCCTCATAAAGACGGTGCGGCACGTGAACAAGGAGGGTCAGTTTGGCGGCAACACGGACCTCGAGATTCCCATGTTCAATCTTGTCACCCGCATCGTGTTCGCATCGCAGCGCTCCGACAGTCTCACCACCAACGACTGGGACAACTATACAAACTGGACAGACCCGAAGCGCGCGCCGTGGACACCCATCAGTTCCAGCGTGCAGACATCCATGCTGACGTCGGGTCAGCAGCAGGTGTCTTCCGTGTTCCCGCGCGATTCCGTGACAGACGGTGTCCTTCTGCTCGACGGCAAGGAGCGGTTCCAGACGAAACCCATCCCGTACTTTTCCCTGCTTCAACTGTACCGCCACACCACGGGCGACGCACCGACCCTGTCGGGTGTCTACATGTACTCGTTTGCGCTGGACCACGACCAGTACCAACCCAGCGGCGCAATCAACGGCAGCATGTTCAACAAGGTTGTCCTGCGCCTCACCCTCCAGCAACCCGTCCCCCAGTCTGTGACCATAGACAACGCCCCGACCACCAGTATTGTGTGCGTCGTCAAGTCCACAGTGTTCAGTGCGAACCCGGTCATTGTGCCGCCGGCGCAGGTGAGTCTCTACGACCCGTCCGAACTGGTCACGATTGTTCAGGGCAACGACAATGTCATCTTTACATACACGTACAATGTCGGTGTCTACGTCGAGTCTACAAACTTCCTGCGCATCGTGTCGGGTCTCGGCAATCTTGTGTTCGCATCATAACAATGCCAGTGACTATTCAGTCCGCTTATTTTGGCGACGAAGTTTCGTCCCGAAATGTCACGGACTCCATAAACAGTCGTATCAAGGGCGGGCAGACTGAAATCCCTGTCAACTCGAGCATCATTCCGCTGCTCCAGGTGGGGGGTGCGATCACTCTGAACGACGACGAGAAGAAGACAATCCAGAAGCAGGCAGAGGAGGAGTGCCGAGGAGGTGCCGACCAGAACTGCGTCACGAACATGAAGCAGACGCTGACGCGCCAACGCCTTCAAGCAAAAGAGACCGAGAACGTTGCGAGCACTGCGAACATTGTAAAGGGTCGCCGACTGACTGTCAAGGTCAAGGACGAGAAGGGTGCTATAAGCGAGTTTGTCATCCCGGAAGGGCAGGCGTTCAATGCAGGTGATATGGCAGCAAGCGCAAAGGGTATCCCTGTCAAAAAGACTGCGTCCGTCCCTCTTCAAGAGAAACCGTCGTTTCAACTGCCGTCACTCTCGGGCACGCTGCTGAAGATTGTCACCGTCGGAGGCGCAATGATTGCGACGTTTGTCTACGTGTTTGGCATCATGCTGACCTATCGGACGTTTCTGGACGCAGACTATACGAAAGTGATGGTCATTGCGTTCACGGCACTTGCCGCATTTGTACCGGGGTCTGGATACCTCATCGTGTTCCTCTACAACTTCGTCCCCGAGTATTTCCCGAAGGTAGAACAACAATGATCGAACTCCGCTGGGTTGCCGCGGGGGTTATCGTCGGCATGCTGATTTCCACTGTCATGATCCCGCCGACACGCAAGACCAAGACCCTGCCGTCGCCTCACGACACCAGTGTGTATTCGACCGATACAGGATGTGTCCGGTTTGTTTCGGAAGAAGTCCCGTGCACCGCCGAACCCGATTCGCTGAATTTGCTTGCGAGTAAGTAATGTTTGGCAACTTCCTTGAGGTGTTCAAGCGGTCGGCACCCTTCTTTTCCTTCATCATTGGTCTTGGCATCTCCGTCCTGCTGTTTCACCGCAACTTTCTGAGCATCAAGGAGATTGCGATGCCCGTCAAGGACATCACAAACAAGGTTGTCAAGGTGGATGGAAAATGCGTGAGATATCGCGTGGAAGACGCCACGTGCGAATTCCTGTCTACATCATAAACAATGGACGGTTCTACTTCGCTCGATGCGCTTCTCCCCTCGCCCCAGGGTCCTCAGTCGGTGCCCCCTATGATGGCCATGCCTTCTTCGATGCAGCCCACGTTCAAGCCGTCGCTCCCCGCGGTGCGCTACATGGTCGGCAACATGTCTCTGTACATTGCCATCTTCCTCGCGGGGATGATCATCTCTCTATCCGCACCCCGCAATCTTCTGCTTCAGTACGTGCCAAATGCTTTTACGTCGGGTGGGGTTGTGAGCTGGACGGGTGCTGCAGTCCTGGGCGGGACGGCTGTCGTGCTGACGAACATTCTCAATGGGTTTCTGGCGGGATTTCTCGGTTAGTAGCGCACGAAAGAGGATAGTGTAATTTGAAACCTTTCGGCGCTGATGATCGGGATCTGGGTGCGGGTGTTTTGTAGTGTCCAATAGGCACGCGCGCACTGCCTCGATTTCAGTGTCCAAGAGTCCGTGTGCCGCCGCGCTCCAAGTATAGAGCGCGACGTCCTCCGGACGCATATTGTCTATGAAAACGAATAGGTTTGTGCAAACCGTTTCGTATTCACATGGAGCGCTATATTGAACTCGGATTTCCGGAGGACGACGCATTTATGCTCAACGATGCCGAGACTGCGATTACAAAGGCAGACGTGTGGGTGTGGTTGAAGACTGCCGACCTGCGGGACATCTGCGCACCCGAGTTTGACAAGATTACGGAACAGATGGCGTACACCGGTCATTCGGGTTCGTCCTTTGTGTGGGCGGTGTTCAACATGAAGTGCATCGCGACGATGGGGTGGGAGACATGGGCAAACAACGCGCGTGAGAAGCATAAGACTTTCGCGTCGTGAAAGAATAAGATTCATGAACCTCCTGCGGTTCCCACCCGCATGGTTTCACACGCGGATCCTCGTGGGTCCCGGTGAATTTTTGACTCCCAGTTTCGCGGTTCGGAACGGGATCACACACGTCATCAACTGCGCATTTGACATCCACTGCCCCGACTGGTGGAAGGAGCGGTACCCCTACAAGTACGTTTGCCTGAACGCGTTGGACTCTCCCAACCACAACATTCTTGACTGGTATCCAGAGTTTGAGACGTGGATGAAGGCATTTTTGCGTCAGGGGAATGGAGTGGTCTATGTTCATTGTCAAGCGGGCATGAATCGCAGCGGATTCCTTGCGCTGACCTATGTGTGTAAGAACTTCAACCTTCGTGTGGAACCCACCGCAACACTCTTCAGAAAGCAGCGTCCAATTCTATTCCAAAATCAAGTCTACATGAACCAGGTGAAGGAGTTTATAAATGGACGTTTTCAGGGTGAGGAAGATCCGGGAAGTGTCCAGCACAGGGACGACATCCGGTACGTTGGACTCTGTCCACCAGGAGGTGATTCAAACCCTCAAAGACTCGACGTCGATACAGGACTCCCTCCGGAGTGAGCAGGACGAACTGCGCGCAAAGGTTTCCGAATTGTATGCGCGAAACGACCTTGCGGACATTGCCGAGGCGTCCCGTATACAAACACGGATTCGTGAGATTGAGAAGGAACTGTCCGACAAGGACCCGGTCGAGGGATACTATCTGAAGAACATGGACCTGCTGATGGACTACTACAAGAAACAGGATTCGTCGGGTGGGAGTGGGGCCAGTGTGACGCCCAAGGATGCGAACACGTTTCTCAAATTTTTCAACAGTGCTGCTGCTGCCGACACGGGTCTGTCGCGGAAGCAGATGTTTGACGAGTATGTGTCGCGCATGAAGATGTCCAACAATGTAGAAGTCACACAGTTGACGACCGAGCACTGCATGAGTTGCAATGTCGCACGCGAGGAGATTTCATCGGAAGGCATTCTGGTCTGCCCTCGGTGTGGGTCGGAAGAGTACGCGCTGGTTGTGTCAGACTTTCCCAGTTTCCGTGACCCTCCCAAGGAGCGCAACAATTACGCATACAAAAAGATTAACCATCTCAATGAGATTTTGAACCAGTTTCAGGCGAAGGAGAGCACCATCATTCCGGAGGATGTCATGAGCGAGGTCATTCTCGAAATCCGGAAGCGCCGCATTGCGAACATCGCAGACCTGTCTGAGGAAGATATACGGCAGATTTTGAAGAAACTGGGTCGGTCAAAGTATTATGAGCACCGGGCACACATACTCTCCCGTCTCAACGGAAATCCGCCTCCTACCATTACGCCTGAGATTGAAGAGAAGATTCGAGCCATGTTTCAGGAGATTCAGGCGCCTTTTCTGCTGTATTGCCCCAACGACCGAACCAACTTTCTCTCCTATTCCTACATCCTCTACAAGTTCTTTGAACTCCTCGAACTCGACGAATACAAAGTCTTTTTTCCTCTGCTTAAGAGCCGTGACAGACTGATTGCACACGACCAGATATGGGCAAAAATATGCTCCTACCTGCAGTGGGAATTTATTACGAGCGTTTAATCTAGGCGATCTCCATCCGTATCAGTCCGAGCATAACAATCGGGAGACCAATGACCCGCGCGACCACACCGATAACATGTCCCGTATGTCTTGGGTTCGGGTTTGGGTGTATACTGTGTCCGCGTCTCCTTCGTAGTCACAGTTCGTTCGATGACAGTAACTTTCACTTGCTTCTTCGGAGGCATTTTGTATGAGGTAGATTCCTCTCTCATACAAAAATCCGTTTTCATGAGCATCACGACCAATCGATCTTGATACCCTTGCGGCGTACCTGTGCATCTGGTCCGATATCCACCCACTCCTCTGAATGGAGAACATCGCACCCCGGGAACTTCGCACGCAGACCCTCGACGATATCATCGGGCGTCACCTCATATGCAGGGGGATACGATTTACATCCG